GCCGCCGACCGCGTCAATACGATCATGGGCGACCGCATCCGGTCGAGCGCGGAGGCGATCGCGCGGACCGAGGTCGGCGCCGCCGTCAACGGTGGGCAGGAGGAGGGCTGGCGACAGTCCGGCGTCGTCGGCGGGAAGCGGTGGCTGTCCGCGATCGACGACCGCACGCGACCCGACCACGTCGCCGCGCACGATCAGGCGGTCGCGATGGACGAGCCGTTCACCGTCGGTGGGGAGCGGGGCATGTACCCCGGAGATTTCCCGAGCGCGCGGAACGTGGTCAATTGTCGCTGCACAATGGTGCCGATCAGCGACACCGAGTGGGCGGCGATGAATGGGCGATCGTGAACGCGTCCTTTTTCTGGCCATTAGACAGGCACTGCTAATCTGTTTAGGGGCGATAGAGACCTATCTGGGGCTCGATCGCACAGTCGTTCCCCGCCGGAAGCGGGACGACGGGAGGCAGTAAATGCGATACATCCGTGGTGTGATTTCCCGTGCGGATACTCCTGAGAGCGAGGGGGCGCCGATCCGATTTGTCGCCTCAACAGAAGGTGTCGCCCGCGACGGCCTCGAGATCGGCATGGACGCCTGGAACCTCGACAATTACCGCCGGAACCCGGTCGTCCTCTGGGCGCACGACTACTCCGGACAGCGTCCCCCGATCGGTCGCGCCGACGTCTTCGTGGACGGCGATCGGCTCATGGCGGACGTCACCTTCGACCAGTCCGACGACTTCGCCCGCAGCATCGAGGCGAAGTACCGCGGCGGCTTCCTGCACTCCGTCTCCGTCGGCTGGGATACCCAGGCGATGGAGCCGAGCCCGGTCGCCGGTAGCCGTGGGCGCGTCACCCGCGCCGACCTCCTCGACATCTCCGCCGTCCCGGTCCCCGGAGACCCGAACGCCCTGATCGCGCGACAGGCTCGCGCGCTCGCGGCGATCGCCGAGGCCGTGGACGTTCCTGCGACGACGCCGGAGCCGACGACCGCCGGATGGTCGGGTACAGCCGCCGAGATGGTGGCCCTGTACCGCGACACGGCACAGGGTCGGGGCTACGACGTCGCCGATCGATACCGGCACCTTGCCCGCGCCTACGATCGCGCGGGGAAGATCGCGCCGGAGTACCTGGAGCCGGAGGCCCTCGAGGCCCTCGGCGTCGAGGGCGTTCGCGCCCTGTTCCTCGAGGGGGAGCCGGACATGTTCCCGGACGCCTTCGAATCCCGCGCGGGGGCCGTCCTCTCGCGGGAGAACCTCGCCGACCTTCAGGATGCCGTGAACGCGATCCAACGCGTGATCGAGCGCGGCATGAAGGCGAAGAGCGGCGACTATGACGAAGACGACATGACCCCGCGCGCTGCGGAAGCCGCCGTCGTCGAGACCCCGGACGAGGTGCTTACCCGCATCCTGTCCGCTATCAAGGAGAGCTAACGTGTCCGATAACGTTGTGAGCGACATCGTCGCCCGTATCGAGTCCATGAACGCCGAGACCCGCGCAGCGGTGTCCGACGATCGCATCCGCCAGGTCGTCGAGGGCATCCTCGCCGACGGCGAGTTCGCCCGCAAGATGCGCTTCGGCAGCGGCGACTCCCGCCTGATCGGTTCGAAGTTCAGCCGCCACGGGCTGGGCGCGTCCGACATCGAGTTCCTGTACGACCTCATGTCCGCCCGCTCGCGCGCCGGTATCGGTCGCGGCCCGTCGGAGGAGCTCGAGGGCGCGTTCCGCGCGATCTCCGATGCCCACTACCTGAGCGAGGACGAGATCAAGCGCATCGACGGGCGCGCGCTCGAAGAGCTCTACCCGCGCGTGAACAAGAAGCAGGCGCGCGCTCTCGAGGCCGCCTACCGCGCAATGGACACCGCCGAGACCGGCTTCGGTTCGCAGCTCGTCGGCGCGCAGTACGTCGGCGATTTGTGGGAAGCCGCCCGCCCGGACTCCCGCGTCTTCAACCTCATCGACACCTTCGAGATGACCGCGCCGACCGCGTACCTGCCGGTCGAGGTGGACATCCCGGAAGTGCTCCTCGTCAGCGAGAACACCGCGAACAACGCGAGCAACTACACGACCACGAAGACGGGCTCGCAGCGCGTCGCGGTGTCGGCGTCGAAGTTCGTCATCCACCAGATGTGGAGCGGTGAGCTCGAAGAGGACAGCATCATCCCGTTCGTCCCGTTCCTGCGCGCGCAGGCGGCGAAGGCGATCGCCCACTACTCCGATAGCCTCGTCCTCAACGGCGACACCACGAACGCGGGCACCGGCAACATCAACCTCGACGACGCCGATCCCGCCGACACGAAGCACTACCTTGCGTTCGACGGCATCCGCCACGCGGCGATCGTGGACAACACCGCGAACCTCCTCGACGCCGCCGGTGCGCTCGCGTTCACCGACCTGCGCGACGTTCGCGGTCTGCTCCTCGACCCGACCCGCCTGACCGACTGGGGTCACCCGACCGACATGAACGACCTGGTCTACGTCGCGGACCCGCAGACGGCGGACCACATCGCGACGTTCGACGAGGTCATCACCGCTCGCCAGTACGGCGCGGGCATCAACGCCGACCTCCTCAACGGCGAAGTCGGTCGCATCATCGGGCACCCGGTGGTCGCGTCGATGGCGGTGTCGAAGACCGAAGCCGACGGCAAGGTGAGCACCACCGGCGCGAACAACACCAAGGGGCAGGTCGTGGTGTTCAACCGCCGCGGCTTCAAGGCGGGCTGGCGCCGGCGCGTGCGCGTCGAGGTCGAGCGCATCCCGGCGACCGACCAGACCCGCATCGTCTACAGCATGCGCATGGGCTTCGGTCGCTTCACCCCGACGGGTGCGGCCTCCGGCATCGAGTGCGCGGCGGTTATCTACAACATCGCCCTCTAGAGGCTCTAGGAGGCCCTAGGAGCGACGATATCGTCGCCCTAGGGTCTCCGCATAGGGAGGCAATATGCCGACGATTACACGAGATATGAGCAAGGGGCAGCTCGTCGCCCTCGCGTTCGGACAGGATGCGGTCGCCGCGTCGCAGACCGACGTCCAGCTCCCGGTCGCGATGGCCGAGGCGTCGATGGTCGTCACCGGCTACGTCGCGCCGTGGGCCGGTCGCGTGGTCGCCGTCGCCGCGTCGCTGTCGGCTGCCGCGACGGCGGGCACGCTCACCGTCGGCGCGACGTTCGGCGGGACCGAAGACGCGGATACGACGATGACGATCGCGACCGAGACCGAGAAGTCGGTTCGGGTCCTCCGCACCGCTGCCGAGTTCGCGGCGGGTGCGGTGATCGGCTGCGAGATCACGTCGAGCGCGACCTGGGACGGCACGACCGCCGACCTCGCCGCGCAGGTCTACGTCGTCTACGACGTGGAAGGCATCTAGTGCAGATCACCGGCGGTGCGCCCGGATCGGGTGGCGCCGCCGGCGCGATCTTCATGACCAGGGAGATCCGATGCAGTACCGCGTGAACCACCGATACAAGTCGCCGGGCATCTCCCTCGAGGCGGGCACCGTTGTCGATCTCGACGAGGAGACGGCGGCGTTCCTCGAGCGCGACTCGCCCGGGGTCCTCTCGCCGGTGGTCGCTGCGCGGGACGTTGCCGAGCCGATGCAGACGCGACAGGTGACGGCTCCGACCGGTCGCCGGTCGCGGACGACCACGGGAGGCTAGCCGATGGCGGACTACGCGACGCTCGCCCAGGTGAAGGCCCGGCTCTCGCGGACGGACGATCGCGACGACGCGACGATCACCGCGCTGATCACCGCCGCCTCTCGCATGGTCGAAGAGATGACGAACCGGCGATACGACCAGACCACGGAGACGCGCTACTTCACGCCGTCCGGGACGTACTGGACATGGATCGACGACCTCGTCTCGGTGACGAGTGTCGCGACCGACATCGACGGCAACCGCACCTATACCGAGGTGTGGACGGCGAACGACTACGAGCTCGAGCCGGTGAACGCCGCCGGGCGGAGCTGGCCATACACGACGCTCGCGATCACTCCGCAGGGGACGCGCTCGTTCCCGGTGCTTCGGCGCGGGGTCCGCATCGCGGGGGTCTGGGGCTGGCCCGCTGTCCCGCAGCCGGTGACCGAGGCGACGATCCTCATGGTCATCCGGCTGTTCAAGCGCACCGACGCGCCGTTCGGGATCGTTGGCTCGACAGACCTCGGCAACGTCGCGACGCTCCCGCGCGTCGATCCCGACATCGCCGCGATGCTTGCGCCCTACCGGCGCATGATCCTGGAGCCGATCTAGTGGCGGGGGAGTTCGAGGTCCGGATCGAGATCGAGGGACTCGACAAGCTCAAGAGCAAGCTGAAGAGCAAGACCGCCGCCGGTCCGGCTCGACGATTCCTTACCCGGTCCGGGAAAGAAATCATCAAGGAAGCGAAGCCGCTCACGCCGGTCAACTTCGGGACGCTCCGCCGGAGCATCGACAAAGAAGTCGCGACGACGACACCGGTCCCGACCTACGTCAAGGTCGGCACGAACGTCGAGTATGCGCCGTTCGTCGAGTTCGGTCGCGGTCCGGGGAAGCTTCCGCCCAAAGACGCTATCGAAAAGTGGTATCGGCGCAAGAGTAAAGCAAAGAAGACCGACGACGTGTCGGCTGCGGTGACGGCGATCCGGTGGAAGATCGCGAAGAAGGGAACGGAAGAGCAGCCGTTCCTCCGCGACGGCTTCAAAGCGGCGGTACCGGCTATCCAGCAGCACGTCTACACGTTCGCGGACGAGCTCGAGGAGGCCTACAAGCGTGGCAGTTCCTGACATCATCCGCGAGGTCGTCGCGACGGTCCGCTCCCTCCCACTCCTCGGCACCGCCTACGACGCGCCGGTCGATCAGGTCTACGGACCGTGGCCCGCGATCGTCGCCTACCCGGAGGGCGGCACCGTCCGCCTCGCTACCACGCACACGGCGCACGCTCGCCCGGGGACGTGGGGCGTCCACACGATTAGCATCCGGATCCACTGGCCCCGCAAGGACCTCGAGTTCGACACCGAGCGCATCCTCGGGTTCGCCGACGCGATCCCGGCAGCCTTGATGGCGAGCTTCATCCGCGACCGCTTCGGCGGCACGGTCGTCGCCCTGGGCGATGCGCGGTCGCCCGGAGCGTCGGGGGCGATCCGTTACGAGTTCGGCGACGGGAACTACGGCGGCGTCGATACGCTCGCGTTCGGGTTCTCGTTCGACGTGACCACCGAGTACGCGGTGGAGGAGGCTATCCCATGATCGAGCCCACGACCCACGAGTGGCGGGGCGTGCTCCGCTACAGCTGTCCGCTCTGCGCGTTCGACACGGGCGACCAGGAGACCGCCCGCGACCACATCCTGTGGCGTCACCGTCTCGAGACGAAGCCCGCGCCGGTCGTCGCCGACCCCGCGCCGGCGAAGGCGAAGCGCAAGCCGGAGCCCGAGCCCGTCGTCGAGGAACCGTCCTTCGGTGAGCGCATCGCCGCGCTCGAGACAGGAGAGTAAGACATGCCGCGCGTCACCCTCACCCGCACGAACAGCCCGGGACCGAACCCGTCCGCCGGGGTCGCCGTCACGATGACGGCGGCGGACACGAGCAACTTCGAGCAGTTCGCGCTGACCGGTCGCGAGGTCCTCATCGTTCAGAACACCGGCGCGAGCTCCTACACCTACACGATCACGTCGGTCGCCGACCCCTACGGGCGGACCGGCGACATCACGACCCAGTCGATCGCCGCCGGGGCGATCCACACCCTCGGCCCCTTCGGGCTCGCCGGATGGCAGCAGACCGACGGACGGCTTTATCTGCAAGCGTCGAACACCGCGGTGAAGTTCGGGGTGATTGCACTCCCGTAATAGACTGAAAGAGCGGGGCGTCCCGCTCAGGAGGAAAACGACATGCCCAGTGGTGCTCTTTCGTCCTTCGGGACGCTGCTCAAGATCGGCAACGGCGGCTCGCCGACCGAGACGTTCACGACGATCGCCGAGGTCCGGGACATCTCCGGCTTCGCGTTCGCCCTCGCGACCGAGGACGTGACGAATCACGACTCCGCCGGGTGGCGCGAGCACATCCCGACGATCATCGAGGCGGGCGAGGTCACGTTCGACATCAACTTCAAGGGCGACGCGACCCAGGGGTTCGGCTCCGGATCGCTCTACGACGACATGGTCGACAAGACGAAGCGGAACTTCCAGCTCGTGCTCCCGACCGGCGTCGGCTCGGCGAATGACACCGCAGCGTTCGCCGCCTACGTCACCGGGTTCGAGCTCTCGGCTCCGGTCGAGGGCGTGCTGTCCGCTGCGCTCACTCTGCAGGTAACCGGCGCGGTGACCTGGGCCTAGTTCACGTTCGCCGGTCGGTGACCAGCGAGAGGAGTAACCCGTGACGCTACTCACGCGTGAGGCTATTTTCGCCACCCGCCGCTCGAAGACGAAGGCCGTCGCCGTCCCGGAGTGGGGCGGCGACGTGTTGGTCCGACCGTTGACGGCGGGCGAGGTGCAGGGGATGTCGGAAGTGTTCGCTTCCGGCGACCGTGACCTCTCGCAGAACATCGAGGCGGCGTTCCGCCTGGTGGCAGCGGCGACGGTGACCGAAGACGGGGCCGCGCTGTTCGCGGGACCGGACGATCTCCGGGGGCTCGAGGTCGGACCGATCGTCCGGCTGGCGACGGCGGTCGCCGAGGTGAGCGGCATCACCGGGGGCGACGACGCGGGAAAATAAGGGACCGGCCCGACCGCCGGTTTCAGTTCCGCCTCGCTCTCGCCCTCGGGATGCCGGTAGAGGAGATGCTCGACCGGATGACGTGGCGAGAGTACCTCGAGTGGGGCGAGTACTACGGTCTCGAGCCGTGGGGTGAGGAGCGCGGTGATCTGCGCTCCGGCATCGTCGCGTCGGTGATCGCGAACGTGAACCGCGACGCGAAGAAGCAGCCGCAGGCGTTCGAGCCGGCAGACTTCATGCCGTATTACGAGAAGCCGAAGCCGACCCCCGAGCAGCTCGCTCACAAGATCCGCGCCGCGCTCGGAGGGTACCGCTAATGGCGACCGTTATCTCGACGATGGGCGTCAAGATGGACCTCGACGCGTCGGGGTTCAACACGAAGATGGACGATGTCGGGCGAAAGCTCGACGCCGTCGGGACCCGACTCCGGGACATCGGGACCACGCTGACGACGCGCTTCACCGCGCCGATCGTCGGCGGGTTCGCCCTCGCGGTGATGGCCGCCTCAGATCTCAACGAGAGTATGAGTGCGGTGGGCACCGTATACGGAGCTGCCGCTGACGGGATCATTACTGCTTCCGAAGACGCGGCAGGCAGCGTAATGATGAGTCAGCAGCAGTACCTCGCAGCGGCTACGCAATTTGGTGTGTTTGGTCAGGCTGCGGGAAAGACTGGCGACGATCTCGCAAAGTTCGGCAACGATAGCATTAGAGCCGCTGCCGACCTCGCATCTTTTTACAACGTGCCTGTCGATGAGGCTCTCGATGCAATCGGGGCAGGACTTAGAGGAGAAGCAGAGCCCCTATCTCGATTTGGCATCATCATGAACGAGGCAGCCCTGGAAGCCTATGCTTTGGAGGCAGGCATCTGGAATGGTGTCGGAGCTATGACCGATCAGCAAAAGGTCGCGGCTCGTCAAGGCTTCATCATGGCCAACCTCGGAGCGGCTAACGGCGACGCTGCTCGCACTGCCGATAGCTTTGCGAATCGCATGAAAATACTCAAAGCGACTTTGGTCAATTTTGCCGCTAGCATCGGCACAATTATTCTACCGTATGCTATCAAGCTCGCAGACATGCTGCAAAATCTCCTCGAACGGTTCCAGGGAATGAGCACGAGGATGAAGACAATCGTCGTCATCGTGCTCGCGGTCGTCGCGGCTATCGGTCCGCTGCTCCTCGCCCTGGGCGTGTTCGCGAGCGCGCTCTCCACGGTGATCGCCCTGCTCCCAAAGATCAAGATGTTCTTTAACGTTTTGCGCGCCGGGATGCTGTCGAGCCTCGGCCCTATCCTCCTCGTCGTCGCCGCGATCGCGGCGATCTACTTTATCTGGACACGGGATC